AAAGATAGGTACCTAAAATCGCAACATCCGTTTATTTTAACAATTACAACTCGATTGCAGAGCAACGGGTTGTTGAAGATTTGATTGTCGAATCCATTAAGATAATGGGTTTCGATGCATACTACTGTCCAATCTTCAATGAAGAAGATAGAGATATACTGTATGGTGAAGATCCAATTAAGAAATTCAAATCAGCATTTCCTGTTGAATTCTACCTTTCGAATGCTTTGGAATACATGGGCGACAAAGAGTTCTTTACCAAGTTTGGTTTAGAAATTCGAAACAATGCAAACGTCATCATTTCAAAGCGTTCGTTCTCTCAACGTGTTCCACAAAACATATTTACAAGACCACGTGAAGGAGATTTGATTTATGTTCCGTTCTTAAATGGTACTGGTGAATTGTTTGAGATCAAATTCGTGAACCAAACAAAAGACTTCTTCACACTTGGTCGCAAGATTCCGTTTTTCTATGAACTGGAACTTGAGAAGTTCAAGTATTCACAAGAAGTTATCGATACTGGTATAGCAGATATTGATGATGCAGTAACGCAATCTAGTTACACAATCGATCTCACGGTTCGTAATGGAAATGCAAGAAATTATTCACAAAAAGAAATTGTATTCCAATCGGATGACAGAACACTTACAAATGCATCTACGACAGCAACTGTACAAAACTGGAATGCATCATCAAATGTTCTAAGTGTGACAAACATTTATGGAGAATTCACAGACAACGTTACAATTATTGGTGCAACAAGTAATGCACAGTACATGTTAACATCTTATAATCCTTTGAAAGACAGTGTGCCAAATGAAAACTATGACAATATGTACATAGAAGACCAGGCAAACAACATTATTGATTTTACGGAAATTAATCCGTTCGGAAAAATTTAATGGCAACAATTCAATACAATCGCATCATAAGAAAAATTGTTGTTGGATTTGGTGACTTATTCAATAATATTACACTGGTGCGTTACGATTCAAATCAGAACGAAAAGGAAAGATTCTTAATACCAATCGCATACGCTTCTAAAGAACGATATGTGATGCGTCTAGAAGATGATCCAAATCTGGACAAAAAAGTTCAGATGGCTTTACCTAGACTATCATTTGAAATGACTGGACTTTCTTATGATAGTTCCAGAAAACAAAACACAAACACCAAAAATTTTGCTTCAAGTGGTTCTGGTACGATATCACAATATAATCCTGTACCTTATAATTTTGATTTTAGTCTATATTTGTATGTACGAAACATTGAAGACGCAACTCAGGTTATCGAACACATCGTACCATATTTTACACCAGATTATACGGTGAAAATAAACATGATACCTGAAATGGGAATCGTGAAAGAAGTACCTGTAATTTTAAATTCTACAGATCACGAAATAGTTTATGAAGGTGATAGAGAACAAGCAACAAGAATGATCATCTGGACTTTAAGGTTCACTGTCAAAGGATTTATATTTGGTAAACAATCGACAACAAATCTTATTACTCATTCCATTTCTTCAATCTATAATTTGAATTCTACGAATGATGTCATCTCTTTTACAATGAACGCAGCCACAGGAGATGGATATTACGGAATAGGAGATACTGTCTACCAAGGTTATTCTTTTGGGACAGCAACAGCCACGGCAAAAGTTGTACAGTGGGTACCTTCTCTAAATATTTTAAGGCTTACAGATATAAAAGGTGATTTCAATTCAACATCTCCAATTATTTCTGTTCAAACGAATGCAAGTTACACATATACATCGTATTCACCAACCGATGGCAAGTATGTCCAAGTGGACGTTTCACCTGCAACATTCGACTTGAATACATATACCATGGACAGTAATGCTGGCGACATTACAATGGATCTAGATTCGGATAGATATCCAACATCAATAAGGGAATATAATTAAAATGGCTCAAGAAGTAATAGACACAGGAACATTACCAAATGATGGTAAAGGCGATACTTTAAGAGTAGCCGGCCAAAAAATAAACAACAATTTTACACAGTTGTTTAATACAGGAACTGTCTCCGATAATACCGCTAGACAACGTGCGAATGCAGCCTTTGATACAGCCAACACGAAAATAACAAAAACTGGTGATATTGTTACTGGTTCATTAATCTTTAGAACGAATGCAAATAACACCTATTGTAACACAAGAATAGGTAATATTCAAGACGCCAATTCAATTGACATTTTTGCAGAAAATGAATATGAATGGGCTCAATTAAACTGGGCTAATACAAATTTCGTATTCGCTGACTATGAAGGTGTTATTGCGGCCACAACAAATACTTCTGTTGAATTGAAAAACAGTTTTCAACAAGTTGTAATTGTCGCCAATACGAATAGTTGGTCATTCCAAAGTAATGGTAGAATAACACTATTCGATAGTGCAACAGCCGAAAGATCAACTTTTGCTCCAGGTTTCAGAAACACTGTGTTGGTTACTGACACAACATTTAATGCATCAAATACAAACGATGTTATATTTGGTGATACCTTTACGGCTAACGCAAACGTAAACGTAAATCTATCAGCAAACGCAGATGTTGGTAAAACATTCACAATTAAAAATATTGGTGAGAGTGCTTTTTTTGTAAGAGTAAATGGTACAGAGAGAGCTTATCCCTACATAGAAGATCCTAGTACAGGAACATTTGTTAATACAGTTCTCTTGGAAAATATTGCAGGAGACGGTGGTCAATGTCACACATGGGTTTTTCAAGGTGGAGTTTATAGAGCTATAACTTAAAATGAATACATTTGATAAAAATATGGAAAAAATATTTGATGTTACTCCCGTTGAAGTAACGGAAAGTAAAGCTTTGGTTCCAACAAAAAACAATTCTGATGAATTGGATCTGAAACAAGACCTTACAGATGCATACGAACAATCGAAAAGCAATCTGCAAGATATAATTGATCAAGGCAAAGATGCAATGGATGAAATCCTACAGATCGCAAAAGCAGGTCAGCATCCTAGAGCATTTGAAGTTTATGGTACGTTATTAAAAAACATGGTAGAAGCCAATGATCGTCTATTGAAAATGCAAAAAGAGATGCGTGAGATGGACGGCAAAAAGAAAGATAACGGTGATACAAAAATTGATAAGGCTATTTTTGTTGGTTCGACAGCAGAACTATCAAAAATACTAAAGAATAATGGACAATAAAGATTCTTACCGCGACAATCCATTACTGAAACGTGCTGGTGTACAATTACAATACACGCAAGAACAGATTGATGAGTATGTGAAATGTTCTAAAGATCCCATATATTTTGCAAAAAATTATGTGAAGATCGTTAACGTTGATGAAGGCATCATTAACTTTAGAATGTGGCCGTTTCAGGAAAAGATGTTGAATCTTTTCAAAGATAATAGATTCGTAATCACAAAATGCCCTCGACAGGTTGGTAAAACCACCACAACAGTTGCATATTTGTTACACGCAACACTATTCCAAGACTCACAAAACGTTGCCGTCTTGGCAAACAAGGGTTCTTTAGCTAGAGATATTCTTGCAAAGTACCAACTGGCATATGAAAACTTACCAATGTGGTTGCAACAAGGTGTCATCACATGGAACAAAGGTAACGTTGAACTAGAAAACGGTTCAAAGATTATTGCTGCGTCTACATCATCTAGTGCTATCCGAGGTGGCGCATTTAACATTGTATTCTTGGATGAATTTGCTTTCGTTCCACAAAACATTGCGACAGAGTTCTTCAACTCCGTTTATCCCGTTATTTCATCTGGTAAAAAGACAAAGATTATTATTGTTTCCACACCAAACGGAATGAATCTGTTCTATAAATTGTGGATGGATTCGATTAACAAGAAAAACGATTATGTTCCGTTTGAGATTCACTGGTCGAACGTACCAGGAAGAGATGAAAAGTGGAAAGAAGAAACGATTCGAAACACTTCTTTACGCCAGTTCCAGCAGGAGTTTGAAACCGAATTCTTGGGTTCATCTAACACATTGATTTCTGGTTACAAACTTCAGCAGTTGGTTTATGTGGATCCAATTGCTGATCACGACATGTTGAAAATCTATGAACATCCGATCAAAGAAATCAACGGACATCCAAAAGACAATCTGTATGCAATCGTGGTCGATGTGTCCGAAGGTAAAAACTTGGACAGTTCCGCGTTCTCTGTAATTGATATATCACAGACACCCTATAAACAGGTTGCGACCTACAAGAGTTCTTCAATTTCACCAATTCTGTTTCCAACAGTCATCTACAACGCAGCAAAGTACTACAACGATGCATATGTTCTGGTAGAAATCAACAACAATCCACAGGTTGCAGACTCACTACATGCAGATTTCGAATACGAAAACTTATGGAAAGTATTTACGGGTAACAAAAAACCACAACAACTATCTGCCGGCTTTGCAAGAGGTGTGCAGATGGGCATTAAAATGTCGCCACAAGTCAAAGCAATTGGTTGTTCAAACCTTAAAACTTTGATTGAAGGTGACAAACTATTAATTAATGATTTCGATACCTACTCCGAATTAACAACTTTTGTTCAACAAAACAATTCATTTAAAGCGGAAGATGGTGCAAATGATGACTTAGTTATGGGTCTAGTTATTTTTGCATGGTTAACAACACAAAAGTACTTTAAAGAAATTGTCAACCACGATGTTAGAAAACAAATTCAGTTGGAGAGCATGAATCAGGTAGATGAAGAGACTTTACCTGCACCAATTATTGAAGATGGTCTAGAACATGACTTTGAAGTAATGGGTGGAGATATATGGGAAGTTGCAAATGGAGGAGAAACATATGCAAACTTCATCAGGAAGACATTGAACGGTTTATAAAAACAATGTTTCATAAATAACCATTATGGTATTCAACTGCCAAAAGAACAAATATTAATTCAAGGAGAATAAAATGGCATTTCAAATCTCTCCAGGCGTAAATGTTTCAGAAGTAGACTTAACAACAGTAGTCCCTTCTGTACTTACAACCGCCGGTGCTTTTGTTGGAACTTTCGATTGGGGTCCAGCACAAGAAATTGTACTGACTGATAGTGAAATTACTGTCTTAAAAACTTTTGGTCAACCAAGTTCCAACTCTGCTGTATCATTCTTTTCAGCAGCAAACTTTTTGGCATATGGAAATAACTTAAGAGTTGTTCGCGCAGTCGGCGACAATTGCAAAAATGCAACTGTTACGTCAGCTGCAGCTATTAGAGTAAACAACGAAAATATATTCCAAGAAACCTATTTAAGTGCAAATACAAACACTTATGGTTCTTTCATGGCTAGATTTCCTGGCGCTTTAGGTAATTCTCTAAACGTTTCTGTTTGTTCAAGCAGCACAGAATTTACCACATGGGAACACAAATCACTTTTCACATCAGCACCAGGCACATCAGATTATGCTGACGCTTTAGGTGGAACCGATGATGAAATGCACGTTGTTGTTGTTGACGAAGACGGTCTGTTTACTGGTGTCAAAGGCACCGTACTAGAAACATTCCCATTTGTTTCAAAAGCATCAGACGCAAAAGTTAACGGTCAGTCAAATTACTACAAACAAGTAATTTTTGATACATCTAGCTATGTGTACTCAGTTGCACCAGTTGATTACTCTAATACAGTAACCACATGGGGCACAACAGCGGCAAATAAAACATACGCTACTCCAGTAAACACATACCAGTCTCTTGGTGGTGGAAACGATGAGTTACCAACATCATCGAATCTACAAACTGGATGGGACCTGTTTGCCAACAAAGATACAGTTGATGTTTCTTTAATTGTAACAGGTGATGCAATTACATCAGTTCAACAGTATGTAATCGATAATGTTGTTAACGCTCGTAAAGATTGCGTTGCTTTCATTTCTCCAGCACAAGGAGATGTTGTTAATGAAACAGATTCAACCGCAACAACCAACATTACTACATGGTTAAGTTCGTTGGCACGTTCATCGTCATATGTTGTCGCAGATTCTGGTTGGAAGTATCAGTTTGACAAATATAACAACGTATATCGTTGGATACCACTGAATGCTGATATTGCCGGTCTATGCGTATATACCGACAACGTAAGAGATCCTTGGTTCTCTCCAGCAGGTTTCAACCGTGGTGCTATCAAGAATGTTATTAAACTGGCATGGAACCCACCAAAAACATATCGTGACACACTATATGCAGCAGGCGTAAACCCAGTTGTTTCTTTCCCAGGTCAAGGAACCATTCTGTTTGGCGACAAGACTCTGTTGAACAAGCCTTCCGCATTTGATCGTATCAATGTACGTAGACTGTTCATTGTTATGGAAAAAGCAATCTCTGAAGCATCCAAGTTCTCACTGTTCGAATTGAACGATGAATTCACAAGAGCACAATTCGTATCTCTGATTACTCCGTTCTTGCGTGACATTCAAGGTCGCCGCGGTATCATTGATTTCAAAGTTGTTTGCGATGGTACAAATAATACACCACAAGTTATTGATAACAATCAATTCGTTGGTGATATTTACATTAAGCCTGCTCGTTCAATTAACTACATTCAATTGAATTTTGTTGCTGTTGCTACAGGTGTTGAATTTAACACTATCGTTGGTGCAGCTTAATAAATAAACAATAACGGGAGAAAAAAATGGCATTTAATGTAGCAGAATTCAGATCAAACATGGTTGGTGACGGCGCACGTGCCAACCTGTTTTCTGTAGACATGTTTCTACCAAGCTATGCACAAGCTGCACAGTCTGCAACAAACAAAATGAGATTCATGGCCAAGTCAGCACAGTTACCTGGTTCCACAATCGGAACAGTACCTATGTTCTACTTTGGTCGTGAAATGAAGTTTGCTGGTAACAGATCATTTGCGGATTGGACAATCACCATTGTTAACGATGAAGATTTCTTAATCAGAAACGCAATGGAAAGTTGGATGAACGCAATCAACAATCACAGATCAAACACAAGAGCCGGTGTCGCACTACAAAGTGGTAGTGGCCCAACAACAACTGTTGGTGGTTATACAACTGACGCGAATGTTGTGCAGTATGGCAAAACAGGAAATATCATAAAGAATTATAACTTTGTTGGTCTTTTCCCAATTGACATATCCGCAATCGATTTGGATTGGGGTTCGAATGATGCTATCGAAGAATTTACGGTAACATTCTCTTATCAGTACTGGGAAACCAATTCAACACCACCCGCATAATGGTGTTTTTAACTTGAATTAAACGGAAGGGCCTTTTGGCTCTTCCATTTATGTTTTATTGATTTTATTATTAATTTTTAAAAAATATGGCCGATACAAATAAATTTTCACTTTTCGGGTTTACGATCTCGCGTGATAAAAAAGAGCAAGAGGATTTTGCTCAGCAGTCGTTTGCGCCTCCGGCCGCAGATGATGGCGCATTAACTATTTCTTCAGCTGCATATTATGGTACATATGTTGACCTAGACGGTACTGCCAAAAATGAAGTAGAATTAATTTCTAGATATCGTGAAATGGCAATGCAACCAGAAATTGAATCTGCAATCGATGACATAGTTAATGAAGCCATTGTACAAGACGATGATGGTAAGATCATCAATATAGTTTTAGACAACCTAAAACAACCAGAAAAAATCAAAAAAGCCTTAAAAGAAGAGTTCAATATAATTCTTAAATTATTGGACTACAACAATATGGCTCACGATATGTTCCGCAGATATTATGTTGATGGTAGAATGTATTACCACATCATTATCGACAAAGAAAATCCTGCTGAAGGTATTAAAGAATTACGTTATATTGATCCACGTAAGTTACGCAAAGTTCGTGAGATCAAGAAAC